CCGATAGGCACGGATAACCCGCGCCGTCGCCGTGCCATTGAAGACGTTGAGCATGTCCTTCGCGTTCGCATACGCAATAGCGCCGCCGGTCGCTCTCCAAGTCGCTGCCATAATCAGGCTCCTAGACTAATGATTTTGCCAGTGCCCTTTGTGGCACGGAACACTTCGATTTCGCCGCTGCCGTTCATTTGAGGGCCAGCAGCCCATTGTTTGATTCGACCTTCTTGCAGCGCTTTGACACTAGCATCAAGATCGTCCCGCATATCACCGGGCATCAAACCAATACGCCGAGCCATCTGTGTTTTCAGAGTAAACTCGGCGCATTTTTGAACTACCCACTGCGGCACTGGTGTCTCAGTCCGCAAAAACCAGCAACCCAGGTTGGGTCGCCACTCCATCGCAGGCTGGCGCATATCAAGCCTTCAGCTGAGTGATCGAGCGAAGCTGATCAAAAATTTGCGCTTTTTTAGCTTCAAGCTCCGTCAGTTCGTCATGTGCTGCGGCAATGCGAGCGGCAGTTTCAGCTAACCGGTCTTGCGCGTCGACGTTGGATTGCTCGATGCTCTTAGCCTTAACGGTAGCAGCATCGACGATCTCAGCAGCTTGGACTCTAGCTGTCGCTTTGATGTCTTGGGCCGTATCGGTCGCAGCGTCGACGATCTTGACAGCTTCGGCTTTGGCGTTTTCGATGCGCGCTGCCGTGAGAGTCAACACGGCATGAGCTTCTTCGACTTGTTTCCTCACCTTCGCCAGTTCGGCCTCAGCATTGTGCTGGTTCGCCTTGATTTCTTTGAGGTAATTTTCGAGACTGCCATGCTCGTCCAACGTGTCGCACAACTCCAACACCGCTTTAAGCGAACGCGAAAACCTGCGAAGTTCCTCAGCCGCGCGGATCATATCAGCCATTATTGAGTCCTCCGAACGCAAAGGTACACGATGACGGAAACGCCAGTACCAGCGCTGACTCGCGGCCTGATCCAGTAAGGATTTTCGAGAATTTGCTCGATGCGAGTGTTTGCCAGGTCCAGTGCGTTGCCCTGCGCGTCATTCAACAGTGAATAATCGGTCGAAGCGAACGCCGCATTTTCACTGGCCTGAGCGGGGTTGTTGGTCCCTTGCATTTGAATATTGCCACCAGTGCCGAAATTGCCCAAAACTTGGACACTTTTATCCGCGCCGCCAGGGATTCGTACAGCTAAGCCGTGATCACCGTCCACCAGAGTCCAGGCGTAAACCAAGACATCATCAGGTGTGATATTAGGCCGGGTGATGACTGGATTGACCAATGCCATCTGATACCTCCTTTACAGAAAGGGCCGGATTTCTCCGGCCCCTTCTATCGACTAACTGGGTTCCTTACCAGAAGACCCTTTGCCGGTCTTCACAGGTTCGGGCTTTTCCACGGGTTCCGACGAAAGTACTTCGTACCACGACCCTTTGGGGAAATTGTCGGGCAGATCGACGATTTCCCCGGGACGAAGCCGACGAGTACCATCCCACGCAAGATCGATGACTTTGACACGCATCTATGCCCCCTGTTAGCCGACCGAGAAACCGCTCGGGTAAGCGCGGACATGGTGCGCCATCGACAGCAAGATGATGGTCGCATCAATGGTCATCGTCGGCGTGGTTCCACCAAGAGTGTAGTTTGCGCGAAGATAGCGGAACTCGGCTTGGTTCGGCGCAGCAGTCAGGATTTCACTCAGCGGCGGCAGCGGAATAATCAGTTGCGCACCAGCAGGCATGGCGGTCAGACCGGAAAGGGTCTTCGACGAAACGACCGTGGTCGCAGACGAAAACGAAGTGTTGTCATCGACTTGCACAGCGGCAGCAAAAGTCGGTGAAGTGCCACCGGCTGCAACGCGCCAGTTAACCACGAGAGCCAGCGGCTCACCGCCACCGAACACATCGCGTGCATTGATGAGATCAATGAAATCTTCCGACGCTGCGGTCGCGGTGAGCGCTTGGGCCGAAGAGATTTGGGTGAAAGAGTCGAGGATGGTCATGCTGTTTCTCCTATTAGCTGACGACGGCTTCGGTATTGAGGATCTGATCCACGCGGCGGATCGGGATGCCACGGAAAGAGAGCATCGGACGACCAGCGGCGTCGTTGCCGGTCATCAAAGTGTACGTGGCTTTGTTCTGCGCTTGGATGTCGAGCATCTGGTACACGGTCCGGTTCATGTAGAACACCGGACGACCCATGCCCATGGCCGGAATGCGGTGGATAGCGCGGATCATGAGCTTGATCAGATCGGCCGCCGACGACTCCGAAACAAGGTTCGAAACGTCGATGTTCGGGATACGAACAGCGTAACGCCAGTCACGCACAGCGATGCCGCAGTCCCATTTCCAATGGTCGCGGTACGCTTGCATGCGAGCGCCGCCGATGCCGTTGGCGTTTTCGACCGTGACTTCACCCAGGTCTTGGTGCTCGATACCGGCCATCGAACCCTTCGGGTAGATGCCGTGGATCGTGTTCGGACCCCACACGATCAACCACACCGAAGTGTTGTCGGAACCAGCGCCGGAAGCCGAAATGACGTTCTGGTGGATGGGCACAGTCGAAGTGAGGGTCGAATAACGCGGCGCGAGGCCGACGAATTCTTCCGGCGCAGACAGGTTGCCGTACAGGACGGTCTGCTGCATTTCTTGGTTCATGGCTTCGATGAAAGACTGGGCTTCCGAAAGACGGAACGCAGCTTCATTGCCATTGAGCTTGGCCAGCGCCTTGTCGACTTCGGAATACGCTTCGAGCATACCACACTGCTCGTCGATCTGCGCAGTCGTGGACTTGCTCGGGGTGATACCGCCATTGAGCAGACGCCATGCGACGCTCGGCAGACCAGTACGGACGGTCGTGCGATGGCCGGTCGGCAGATTGCCTTCAAGCCACGTCATGTCCATCAACATTTCATTGGTCTGAGACAGCATTTCAGCGATGCTGGCGATCTTGCCATTCGGATCGAGTCGCGTTGCGACATCGATCAGGGTCGGGACACTGGAAGTGAGAACGGGCATTTTTTACTCCTACTTGGAATTGGTGGGGTAAAGCTGTGCGGCCAGTTGGTCTTCGGTGACCACTTTACGGCCAGCATTTGATCGGTCATCACCTGTGTGGAACGAATCCTCCTTCGCTGCCTTCGAGATTTTGACCAGCATCCGGACCAATTCAGGGTGATTGCCGTATCCGGATTTGTTCAGAAGATTCAGCAATTCAGGGCTGCCGAATTTGTTCAGAACAAGTTTTGCGCCGGCGATGTTGGCGTCATATTCTTCACCATTCTTGCCGGAAATTTCGACATCCTTTTTCAGATCATTGCGCCATGCTTCGACGCGGGTCTGATGTTCAGTGACTTGAGCATCAACAAAGGCGACTCGATCTTTGGCACGCGACTCGACAAGCTTCTGAGCTTCGTCATTCGTCAGCTTGAAAGCTTTGGCCTCTTCCGCAATCGCAACCAGATCTTTTTCAGCGAAATACTCAACGCCATCCGGGACCTTGAGTTCGTACTTGTCCGGAACAACACGCTCGGCAGGCTTGTCAGCCGGGGCGGGAGCGGGAGCCGGTGCAGGGGCAGGCGGCGTTTCAGGTGCCGGTGCCGGTGCGGGGGCCGGTGCGGGAGCGGGAGCGGGGGCCGGTGCGGGCGTGTCCGTGAGCACCGTGCTAGCGTCGGGCATTGCGTTTCTCCATATTTTCAAGCAGCATCTTCATGAACAGGTCAGGGAATTCTTGCATATCCCCCCAAATTTGAAGGCCGACGCTGCGGGCACCTTCATTGAAAAACGTGGTACTATCTCGCGTGAAACTTGAGCGTTGAAACCCTGTGATGTCCAGCATTCGGGTCATGAACCGGCGACCCTGGGGCGTAGACATCAGGAATTTAAAGTCTTCAAGCTCCAGATCGCGGACTGACTTTTCGCGCTGCGCAGCTTCCCGAACCTTATCGGGATCGGATGCATTGTACGGAGAAGGATGACGCGACACGAATTATACCTCTTCTTCTACGCTGCTGTCAACCATGCGCCGCAATACGCTATCTTGGTCCATCGGCGAAGTAGCGGCAGATTTGATCGCGCCGGCCAACTGCTTTGCATTCTCGGCACGTTGCTGCGCCGCTTGCATCTGCATCTGGCGATCGCGGATCTCGGCCACTTCTTGATCAGTGCGCAGAACCTTGGGCGGCTGGGACAGACTGTCGGCGTATTCCTCGATCATGTAATCGGTGTTGGCTTTGATCGTGACGGACGGGTCAATATTAGCCAGTCCGGTGACGAACGAAGCGAAACGCTCCATGCCCGCGATGTTGACCATGCGCTGAGCTTGCGCCATGAGCGAGACATACTCGACTTTGAGCGGTTGACCCGCCTCTAGGACCGAAGGCGGCGCAGGAAGCATGCCGCGACGGTCCATGATCGCAAAAACACGGTCGATCAATGGATCAAGAAGTTCATCATTCAGGCGCTCCATGACGGGGCCGAGCATGACGAGTTTTTCTTGGTGACGCTCCTCAACTTCGCGGGCGGTAATTTCACGCCGATCCGACAGCGTGAGCATGAGGAACAGATCTTCGTAAAAAGCGCGGCGGATCCGTTGCTGATGCTCTTGGATGTCCATGACCGCTTCTTTGGTCGAGAAATGCGTCTCGTGAGCGGGCCTGAAACCTTGCTGGCCGTCGCGAACATCCAGGTAGGTGATGTCCCCGGCAAGAAGCGTGGCTTTTTGGTTGCGCAGCGAGGAAGGCCCGGTCATCGGCGGGTTGACCTTCTTCTCGTCGGCCTGCGCTTTACGCCGTTCAAGTACTTGCAAACTCTTGGTGTCGCCCAAAGCGTCCATACCGGGCGACGTACCGAACGAATCTTCACCGAGAACATCCCATCGGAACACCAGAACCGGGAACTCGTCATACCCGCTTTCCGATAGGAATCGCTCAACCGATTGAGTGCCGTCCTCGTAGTACACCGAACGGTAGGGCTTGAACTTGGACTCAAGGCGACCGGGGTCGTACAACTCGTTCGGGAGAACGAAATGCTTGACCGGAATACCCATTTCAAACTGGTCGCGATCCCAGGCGTTCTTCACGGTCTGAGAAATGTTATCCCAGACAATGGTGCCGGACTTCTCGCGCATCGCCGCGAAACGCATGACGATCTGACGCACCGTCATTTCGCACTCGCGACCGAAGACGTCGACCACCCCGCGCTCGTTGTTCGAAATCACGTAGCTGCCAAGCGGCGGATTCGAACAACGAAACACCTTGACCGAATCTTCCAGCACCGACATAGCGGCAGTGCCGAACACCCCGATGTCGCCGTACCCAATAGGCAAGCAATTGTACAGATTTGACCGCGACATGACCGCATTCATGCGGCGAGTCACATCATCCAGCCAGAACCGCACTTCGTCGTTCTCCATCAGATCCGCATCGAACAGCGCGATCTTGAACCACGGACGAGCAGGCGAAGTGAGGCCCGCAGTCATGCCGGAGCGAAGGGTTCTGGCCGCGAGAGTCGCGGTATTGTTAATGATCCTTTGATTCCGCTTGTCGCCCTTGTTGCGGTCGGACACATTGAACTGGACCCGACGCGGCACAATGAAGTCGGCCAGGTCACGCCAATGAGAAATCCAACTCGACCGATCCGATTCGAGTTGAGTCCACAACTGGTCTACGCGGTTCTTGCTCCTGTAGCCAGATCTTTCGATTTTCGCAAAATCATTACCATCGCCATAGTATGACGCTGCGAACGGGATCGGTTGAGCGGGGATCATCTATCAGCTTCCAAGGAGAGTCGTGCCCTCGTAGGTCTGACCGGTCTGCACACCTTCCGGACCAGTGAGTACCGTACCAGAACGACCGCCCATACGGCGCGTACGACGGCGCTGGCGAGCAGCGGCATCGACGGCAGCGGGTTCAGTTTCAGTGGTGTCCGGCGGTGAAGGCGGACTCGACGGCTTGGGAGCCATGACTTTCGAGGCAACAGCCCCAGCGGCAAGACCGCCAATGATAGCAGCAGAAACGCCCATTATTTATCTAACCTCCGTGCCCAAATTCGTTCGACGGGTTCGTACCCGAGGCGCTTGAGCACCGGGCCGAAATCGAGTTTTTCTTTCACGTGGTGGTAGACCACCTGAATACCAAGCTCTTGCAAACGTTCATCCGCGTATTTGATCAGCTTGTAACCAGTCATCCCTTGCCGATATTCCTTGGCCAGGAAAATGACATCTTGCATGGCTTGGCACGACGACTGGTAGTGCATGTTCATTCGCACCACGTACGCCGCGTACCCCACCAGTTCACCAGTGTCTTTCCGAGCCGTATACACGGCCAGAGCACCGGCATCTTCGAGCATCTTGTAACTCGTGACATCCGGGTCGAGCTTGATGTCGTGGTATTTTGATACTTCTTTGTAATGCTCGTTCAGCAGCGGGAACACTTCTTCCCACAGCATGGACAGCTTTTCAACGCCGAACTTGATCATTTTTTCTTGGGGTTGTGCTTGAAGTATTCGACTTGCTGCAGCCGCTTGACGGCTTGGGCGTGGCTGAGTCCAGTCTTGCTCAGATTCTTCCCGCTGTGCGACTTGACCACATAGCCCTTACCGCTTTTGACGATCATGTCAGTCCCCGAAAAGTGCTTTGATCTTGGCGTCAGAGAATGGATCCGCGTCCGACGTTACCGGATCGTGATTCGCGTAAACCACGCCGCGATCCGCGTACAGCCGGACACCCGGCGCGATTTCGATGCTACCGGCCTGACTTTCTTGCTCAACCACCGCGAACGTCGTGACGATCGAGTCGGCTTCGTCGGGCGAGAACCCGATTTCTTGCTTGATCAGGTCCTTGTCGATAAGCTGGATCTTGTTGCCGATGAAAAAGTACTTCGTCGCAAGCAGCGACTTTTTGAGTTCCACCGAACGCGGCAGTGCGCCGCGCTTGATCCACTCCGAAAAGCGCCAGTACATTTCGGCGCGTTTGTTCATATATCGCGGATCGTCAGACTTGCTCGCAAAGTTCACCGGCACGAGCGAAGAATGGGCGCGATTGAAGACATCCTGCACCCCGGCTGACCACCCGCCCGTGTCGTCGATGAATTCGACCTCGCTTTTTTCTGCGATCTTCATCTGCGCGACCTTGGATGCGATCTGGAAAGAATCCTGCGAGCGCATTTCTTCCCACTTAAAGACTCGCAGACCCTGCCTGGGCACGATGATAGTCTTGTCGTCCCCGAACCGCGCAACGTCGATGCCGAGCCGCTTCTGCGCACTACGGTAATCGACTTCCTTGACCTGACGCGCGAACGCCGCTTCGATGTCTTCCTCGCTGAACAAGCCATTCAAGCTTGACGGCGGGAACTTTCCCATCACGTTGACCAGTACCCACGGATGCTCGCGCCCGTAGCGGTCGATCATTTCCTGCGCCCATTGAGCACTCACACGCGGGGTGCGGTTCGGGGACTCGGGGTCAGACGTGATTTCGATCACGTACCACTGATTGCGGTCGGTCGTACTGGCACGATGTAGCGGGCCATTTAGCGTGGTCGGGTTTCCAGCTTGCACGAGTTTGCACTCGATACCCGACGCGAGCGCCGCTTCTGCGGTAGCCATGACTGCATTCGGGATTCCGCCTGACTCGTCGAGCACGAACAGCATGTAATCTTCGTGCAATCCCGCCAGAGTGTCGGCCTGCTGCGTTTCATCGCCGGTCTTCGGCCACGTGCGGGCTGTCATAAACCAGTTTGCCGCATGCTTCTTGTTCACTACGCGGGTCTTGGTCCACAAAAATTCATCCTTGAGCCACTGCGAGCGATTCATCCACTTGGACAGTTCGGCCCACAGGTTATCGCTCAGGTTTTCCGCAGTGATACTGGTGGCCGCGATCTTGGGATACGGACGCGTGGC